CGAGTGGTCGGCGGACGACGACTCGGACCCCGACGACCCGGCGACGTGGTGGAGCTGCATGCCGGCCCTGGGACGGACGGTGACCGAGGAGGTGATCCAGAAGGACCACGACGCCCTCGACGCAGGGGAGTTCGCCCGGGCGTACCTGAACCGCCGCACCGGAGGCGGCCGTCCCGTCTTCGACGCCGGCACGTGGGCGGCCGGCCACGATCCGGGGTCCCAGCTCGTGGGCACGCCCTGCTTCGCCGTCGACGTCACCCCCGACCGGGCGTGGTCCTCGATCGGGGTGGCCGGACGTCGCGGCGACCGCCTCATCCACCTCGAGGTGGTCGAGCACCGCCAGGGCGTCGACTGGGTGGTGGGACGCCTCAGGGCGCTCGCTGAGCGCTGGAACCCCTGGCCGGTGGTCCTCGACGCCGGTAGCCCCGCCTACAGCCTCCTGGTGGACCTCCGGGGCCTCTCCGTGCCCACCACGGTCACCGGGGCGCGGGAGTACGGGGCGGCCTGCGGCCAGCTGTACGACGCCGTGGTGGGTCTCGAGATCCGCCACCTCGACCAGCCGGTGCTGAACGCCGCCGTGCGGTCGGCCCGCAAGCGGGTCCTCGGCGACGCCTGGGCGTGGGCGCGGCGGGCCGGAGGCGACGTGTCGCCGCTGGTGGCGGTCACCCTGGCCCGCTACGGGCTGGTCAAGGCGGGGGAGGGATCATTCCAGATCCTCTGACGCCGCTGGACATTTCTCCCGATACTGTCCGCCGGCGCCGTGACGTGCGACGATATGCGCCAGTGCTCGCTCAGATACTCGGCGTGGTGGCTATGGCCGTAGGGTTCGGCCTCCTCGCCGTGTGGGCCGGCCTGGTCGTGGGCGGCCTCGGCCTGGTGGCCGCCGGCACGGTGGCCGAGATCGGTCAGCGGTAGATGGGCCTCGGTCGGGTCCTGGTCCGGGCCTCGTCGCCCAACTTCGGCTCCATGGTTCCCAACGCCGGGCCGACGCCGGCCAGCCCCCAGCCGTGGTATCCGCCGTCGAACATCCTGCCGCCCACCTCGGAGGCCAACGCCCTCTCCGTGCCCGCCTTCTGGGCCGGGTATCGCTACGTGTGCGGGGCGGTGGGGGAGCTGCCGGTGGCCGCCTACCGGGGCACCGAGCTGGTCGACCCCCAGCCCGGCGTGCTCGTCCAGCCCGACCCCAACCAGACGCCGATGGCGTTCTGGTCGGCCATGGCGGCGAGCCTCACCCTGTACGGAAATGCCATCTGCGTCATAACCGGCTTCGACCGCCTGGGCTACCCGACCACGCTGAAGGCCATCCACCCGCTGATGGTGGCGGTGCGCTTTACCGGCAACCCCATGGCCCCCGATATCGGCGCTTACTACGCGGCCGGCCAGCTGTACGACCCCGACCAAATCTGGCACTGCAAGTCGCACCTGGCCCGGCCCGGGTGGCCGCTCGGACGGGGGATCATTGACTCGATGTCCGACGCCGTGAGCATGGAGCAGGCGCTGCAGAACTACGCCGCCAACTACTTCATCAACGGCGGAATGCCCTACGGGATCCTGAAGATCCACAGACCGGAAATCACCCAGGCCCAGGCCGACCAGGCCAAGACCGACTGGGTCGCCAAGTACTCCGGCGCCCCCACCCCGGCGGTGCTCAACGAACTGACCGATTTCACCCCCCTCGCCTACCGCCCGGTGGACAGCCAGATGATCGAGAGCCGCCAGCACGGCCTGATCGAGATGGCCCTGGCGTGGGGGCTGCCGCCGTCCAAGCTCGGCGCCAACGTGGGCGGCTCGACGTACAAGAACGCCGAAATGGAAGAGGTCCAGGCTCGGAACGACGCCGTGGCCCCGTGGACGCACCTGCTCGAGCAGTCGGTGTCGACGGAGTGGTTGCCCCGGGGCCAGCATGCCGAGTGGGACCTCACGGCCAGCCTGCGCACCGACACCTTGACCCAGTACCAGGCGTACAACTTCGCCCTGGGCGGCCCCGGCCCTCAGTCGGCGTGGCTGCTCGTCGATGAGATCCGGGCGCAGAACAACCTGGATCCGATGGCCATCGTGGAGGCCCAGGTGGCCAAGGAGGTGGCCGCCGCCGGGGTCGAGGCGGTCGGCGAGCTGCCGGCGGTGCCGACCAACACCCCGCCCCAGCCGGGCGGGCCGGAAACCGCCACCCCGTTCCCGTCCGGCGAGAGCCTGCCGACCCCGCCGGCCAACGCCGGACCGCCAGGAGGCAAGTGATGGAGACACGCGACGTGTGGTCGACGGCCTACGTGAACGACCTGCCCGACTCGTCCTTCCTGCTCGTCTACACCGACGCCAAGGGGACCAAGCAGCGCCTGTTCCCGGTCCGCGACGCCAACGGCAAGCCCGACGCCGCCCACATCCGCAACGCCCTGGCCCGCATCCCCCAGGCGTCGACGATCACCGCCACCCAGCGGGCGGAAGCCATGGCCAAGGCCAAGAAGATGGCCTCCGCCCACCCCGACATCGGCTCGGGGGCCGGTGCGGGCTACGAGGGCAGCGCCGGCAGCGGCCGGTCCCAGGCCGGGGCGCTGCCCTCCGACGCTCTCGGCTGGCAGGAGCGTTCGTTCTCGCTCGTCATGGAGGTGCGCGAGGCCGGCGACGGGCGCACCCTGTACGGCCGTGCCGTGCCCTACCACACCGTGGCCGACGTCGGCCGGTTCTCCGAGCGCTTCCTGCCCGGCTGCTTCAGTCGCCAGCTCGCCGCCTCGGGCACCGGGCACATCAAGCTGTACGACGCCCACGACGCCCGCCTGCGGGGCCTGCCGCACATCGGCAAGACCGAGGCCCTGCGAGACCAGCCCGACGGCCTCTACGGGGAGTGGCGGGTCTTCGACACCCCGGCGGGCAACGCGGCGCTCACCATGGTCAAAGAGGGCGAGATCACCGGCCTGTCGATCGGCTTTAAGCCCGGCGAGGGCGGCGGGTCCCGCAAGGCCTCCGACGGCGTCATCGAGCGCCTCTCGGGCCACCTCGACCACGTGTCGCTGACCTCCGAGCCGGTCTACGCCGACGCCTCCGTCCTGGCCGTGCGCTCGCAGGTCCTGCCCCGATACCAGGCCGCCCGCGAGCGCCTGGGTATGCTGATCGTCTAGCAGCCGAACCCGCCAGCGCCGAACCCGCCCACCGTGGCGGAACCGGTCCGACGTGGAACCGGTGACAGGGCGAGACACCCTGCGCCGCCGCGCCCTGGGCGCATCCCGACCACGGGAGTGTTTCCATGCCGAACCGTCTGCTTGAGCGCCTGGGCGCCGACTACCACCAGCTGCTGGGCAACTTCGACGACATCCTGAACCGCTGCGCGACCGAGAACCGCGACCCCACCGAGGCCGAGCAGGCCAACCTCGACGCCATCAACGCCGAGGCCCAGCCCCTCGGCGAGCGCATCGTGGAGCTGCGCTCCGTGGAGGACCGCCGTCAGTCCACCGTCACCGCCCTGACCAACCTGCCCGAGCGGGAGCCGGCCGGCGAGCGCCAAGGCGTCGTCCAGGTCCGCTCTGAGGCCGAGATCTACCGCAAGCCCGACGCCTCCCTGGAGGTGCGGCACAGCTTCTTCCGGGACCTGCTCCACACCCAGCGCGACGGCGACATGGAGGCCCGCTCCCGCCTGGAGCGGCACACCCAGATGGTCACCCGGGCGGCGTCGACGACCGGGGGCTCCGGCGGCACCATCCCCCCCACGTGGCTGTTCGAGGAGTTCGCCCTGATCGCCCACGGCGCCCGGCCGACGGCCGACACTCTGCGCCGCATCGGCATCACCGACGCCAACCCCGTCACCGTCGGCGTCCAGTCGAGCCCCGGGGCGGTGGTGGCCGTCCAGGCATCGGAGAACGCCGTGCCCGTCGACGGGTCCTTCACCTCGACCCCGCTCGTCGTCACGCCGTCGACGTACACGGGCAAGGTGGACGTGTCCCGCCAGATGATCGACGGCTCGAACCCGGCCGTCGACAGCCTCGTCTACACCGACATCATGGGCGCCTACAACGAGCAGATCGAAACTGCCGTGTGGGTGGCCATGAACGCCTTGGCGGCGGGCAGCATCGCCGCCGCCATCACCGTGGACATGACCGCCGCCACCCAGCCGTCACAGATGGGCGACGGCGTCATCATCGCCGGCACCAATGTGCGCATGAAGCGCAAGATGGCGCCCTCGGTGGTCTTCATGTCGGAGAACGCCTGGGGTAACTCGATGATCCAGAAGGACTCCCAGGGCCGTCCGCTGGTCGTGTCCTCGTGGGCCGGTCCTGTGAACGCGAGGGGAATCGGCGACGCTCTGACCTACGGGCACGTGGCCGGCCAGATATCGGGGCTCCCGGTAGTCACCACCTGGTACGCCGGCGACATCGCCTACGTGGTGAAGGCCGACGACGCCCTGCTGCTGGAGTCCTCGACGTTCAACTTCCGGTATGAAGAGGTGCTCGGCCCCGAGTCCATCCGCCTCGGCGTGTGGGGGTACATGGGTTTGGTGCTCAACCGCTACCCGCTGGCCTGGGCGCGTATGACCATCACCCCGCCGACCACCGGCGGCCTGCCACTCGCCGCTGAGCAGCAGCCTGAGCAGCTGTCGCCCGGTCCGGGCGCGACGGCGAAGAAGTAGGGGAGACTCCCCAGCGATGGCGGCGGCGTGGCCCGCCCTGGCCGACGTGAAGGCGTACCTTCGCCTCGGTTCGGACACCACCGACGACACGGTGGTTTCCGAGCAGCTGGCCGCCGCCATCCAATGGGTCACCAACCGGGTGGACCCGCACTACGTCCCGGGCACGCCCACGTTCATCCCGCCTCTATCCGACCCGCTGTACTCGGTGGTCGTCATGGAGGCGGGCCGCCTGTACCGGCGGCGGGACTCCGTCGACGGGACCATCGGGTGGGGCGACATGGGCCTGGTCCGCGTCGGCCCCAAGGACCCCGACATAGAGACCCTGATCGCCCCCTACCTGGCCATCGTCGTATGACCTGGGACCGCCAGACCGCCGCCGGGGCCCTGGCCGACGTCCTCAGCGCCGCCCTGGGCGGGGTGCGGGTCCACGACTCGCCCCCGGAGATCATCAACCCCCCGGCGGTGGTGATCAGCCGCCCCGCCCAGGTCCTGTACTCCACCGCCGGCTTCAGCATCGACGAGGCCACCCTGCCGGTGATCATCGCCGGCGGCATCGAGGGCGAAGACGGCATGGAGGTGCTGAAGAACAACTGCCGCAAGGCCATCGACGCCGATCCCACCCTCGGCGGCCTGGCCCTCTCGGCGGTGGCCACCGAGGAGCGCAACTGGCGCAACGTCACCGGCGCCGGCGGCATCCAGCTGCTTCTCGTCGAGCTGATCGTGACCGTGCGCATGTGAGAAAGGACCCGCCATGGCCAATGCAGTGAAGGACCCGCCCGAGGTCAACCTGACGGCGACCGGCGACCCCGTGCCGGTCCCCGCCAACCCGCTCATCCTCAACGACGCCTACTTCGAGCTGACCGGGGTCAACCTGCGCTGCCAGGTCCAGCACCTCGAGGTGGTGCCCACCAACAAGCTGGTCACCGTGACGACCTTCTGCAGTGAGACCGACTATCCCGGCACCACGAAGTGGTCGCTGCGGGTGACCTTCTATCAGGACTTCAATACCGGCTCGGTGTACTCCACTCTGAACGCGGCGCTGAACGCCTACAACGCCAGCGGCGCGCCGGCCAACTTCAAGGCCCGCGGCTATTCCTCCAAGGTGGCGTCGGCCAACAACCCGATCATCTCGGGTTACGTCATCCCCCAGCCCTTCGAGCTGCTGATCGGCGACGCCGGCACCGCCTCGCAGGTGAAGATCGACTGGAACACCACCGCCACGCCCAGCGTGGACACCGGGGCGGTGGCCGCCACCGGGGCCACCTCGGGCGCCCCCGGCTACTTCACCCCCTCGGGGGCGACCACGCCGGCCAACCTGGCCGCCCTGACCGGGATCACGGCGGCGCCGGCCACGGCGTGGACCGTCGGCCAGTACGTCATCACCGCCGACCTCCTCGCCGCCCATTGGTCGGGCTCGGCGTGGGTGGCGGGCAAGGCATGACGGCCCCGAGCGCCCAGATCATCGGGCTCACCGCCCTGCGCCGGGACATCACCCGCCTGGCCGGCGACAACGGGCCGATGGCCGCCCAGCTGCGCCAGAGTGGCCTGGCCGTGCTGCGCCCCTTCGCCGACGTGGTGCGCAGCTCGCTGCCGCAGAACACGGGCCGCCTCGCCGGCGACGTGCGCACCACCCCCAACAAGGCCGGGGCCACCTTCACCGTCGGGCGGCCGGGGGCGTTGCGCTACGCCGGATGGATCGAGTTCGGCGGGCGCCGCCGCGTCCCGCACGACTCGGTGCGGCCCTATCAGTCCCGCGGCCGCTACATCCTCCCCCACGCCATCCAGATCCCCTCGCTCGCTCTGACCGACTACTCCCAGGGCGTGACCAAGGCCCTCGATGGCTTCAGCTGGACCAACGCCGGCACGGCGGGCGTCCATGACTGACGAGGCCCTGCCCCTCGAGGTGGCCGTCACGCAGGCGTTCTGCTCGCGGATGCCCTCGCAGCGGATCATCGACCTCCTCAAGCGCCTGGAGCCCGACACCCGCTTCGCCGAACTGGTGGAGGACCAGCCGCCGCGCTTCATCGCCTTTCGGGCGCTCATGGCCGCCTACCCCGGTCGGGACCCGGCCTCGCTGTGGCTGCACGCCTACGACGTGGAGGTGGCCATCGTGGAGCCGGACCCTACGAACGGCAGCGCGCCGAAGCCCTCGCTGCCTTCTGCGCCTATTACAAGCTGAGCCCGGCCATGGTCGACGAGCTGCCCGACCTGCTGTGGGAGGCCATGGTCGCCATGATGCAGCGCGAGGCCGACGCCATCCGCCGCGCCCAGGCGGGACGGTAGGACATGGCCGGCCCGTCGCTCATGGTGCGGGTCTTAGGCGACCTGACGGGCCTCGGCCAGTCGTTCACCGACGCCGGCGCCAAGGGGGAGTCGGCGGCGGGGAAGATGCACGCCGCTTTCTCGGGGATGCTCGCCACGGTCAACAAGACGGGCGTTCTCGGGCCATTCGGCGAGGCGCTGTCCGGCATCAACGACGCCATCGACAAGGTGTCGCTCCACGCCAAGGACATCGGCCCGGCCATGATCGGCGTGGGCGGCGCCCTGGTGGGGGTCGGCGCCGGGCTGACGGCGCTCGGGTCGAAGGATCAGGCCGCACACCAACAGCTGCAGGCGGCGGTGGCGGCCACCGGGCAGAGCTACGACGACTATGCGGGCCGTGTCGATGCCGCCGTGAAGCACCAG